CTTCTCCAGAAGCTCTTCAACATTGGTGTTCTCATCAAGAATATCTTCAAAAGACAGGCTTTCGACTAGAGTGAAGTCTTCACAGAACTTCGTGTACCCGCAGGTTTCAAAGCATTCTTGTAGAACGTCATTAACATCAATGACCTCCACGCCATTCTTCTTTTTGAGAAGCGAAGCAACTTCCGAAAGGGTGCCCTTGATAATGCTACCTTTTGGAGCTAGTCTAGACAGAGCTTCAAAGATTACAACTTGCGTGTTAGCAAGGCTGGAGAATGTGGCGGTCTCCTTTAGGTTTTGCACGTTGATGCCATACTTCTCATTCAGAAGATTGAGAATGACACCCTTAAGTGGCTTTTTCATTTCGTAAATCTTGGAGCTAAACTCCTTGATATCTTTAGTCGAAATGGCATTGTGATCAGTTAAGCTAAACGCATTCGTTAGGCTTTCCATAAGTTGACGCTTAGTCGTCAGTGCAAGGTAAGGAACATCTACAACAGCCTCTACCAGCGACTCAAGAACCGTTTCATCACAGTCTTCAAAAATTAGGCTGGCAAGCTGTCGAATCTTAGAGTTGGTAGCCCAAACATCCTCAAAGTTCTTCTTGGACTCAAGCAACTCTTTCTTTACAAGCTCCTGCTTACAAATTAAATCATATACCGACTTGTTTACACCTTTTGCTACTCGGTAGCTAGCAGACTCTTGTAGATCCTCAAACGATAATCGTGGGAAGTTGAAAGCTCTCGATACGGAGTTAGATAGTTTGATCGAGTTTTCTACTTCCTGAACTTTTTCAATTTGATCTCGGTTTTCTTCTAAGAAATCTACAATCTGAGGCATGACCTCTAAGAATCTTTGGAACTCCTCAGTCTCAACAATGGACTGGCTATCCCCAAACACAGCAGCCTTTTCATCAAGGCGTTTCTTGACGTTTTGGAATTTTAGTCTATTTTCCCACAGCGACAGGAGTTCGTTAAAGCTGTTGTCCGCATCACCATAGCGATCCTCATTCAGATCACCCACAAAGTAACTTACCTTTCTGTCTACAAAGCTATCAAACACTTCGTTGTCAGAGAAGATCTCAGAATCTTGAATGGTAATGTTGTTGAAGGCTAGATCTTCTCTACAGTCGTAAGTGCCAGAAATAACTTTGCCACTCTCAGTTAGGAAAGCAACTTTCTGGGCTTCGCTGTCAATGGAAAACAACTCTACGTTTTCCCGAAGAGATCTGCCTAAGCAATCACCTAACTTTAGCAAGTTAGTGACGGTGGTGTTTCTGTTTTCGAATAAATGATCAAACATTTCTAACTCCTTGTCTTATATAATAGACCATGTTTATATAGTAAAGCTACTTATGGATTCCTTCGCGGATTTTGTACATTTCTATTCATGACCCTACTGAGGGCTTTTGCTTTACTAGAATCTAATCCAGACTCAGAAATAATTTTACGTCTTAGATTAGCTAATACTGAATGAACTTTGGGATCAATAGATTCCTTTTTTGGCTTTGCTTTTTCGACCTCCATCTGTCTCTCAGCGTCAGCCTGCTTTGATCCCTCGTCACGGGCTGCGTCAGCATCTTTGCCCGCTTGTTCACGATCCATGTCTTTGTCTTTATTTTGTTGATCAAGACCAGCTTGTTGTTCAGCTTGGTTCTGCTGTTCTTGAGCTTCCTTTTGTTTCTCTTCATCGAGTTCATTTTCCAACTGTTTGATTTGTTCATCAGTCATATCGTAGAACTCTTTATAGATGGTAGACTTTGGGAAGATACCCAGACCCACAACCGCTTGCACAACACGGGCCTTTTGTTCGTCAATCTCCATCTTACGCTTAGTGAACGTATCACTAGGATCTGGTAACTGAATACGAAGATCCTTAAACATAGAGGCTGGGAATCCAACCAGAGCTAGGTGTCTGCGAGCAATCTGCTCCATACCCATCTCAATCTGTTGTTGGACACGACCAATAACTCTGGCAAATTTAGCATCTAGTTGAGATAGGTTAGCCTTGCGCTCAGGAGATTTATCCTTTTCTACAATGTAATCCTTCGGAATCTTAAGAGCAGCCAGAAGCTTATCTCTAAAGTATTTTACATCGTCAACTTCACCCAAGTTTTGAGCACCAGGGAGAGTGTCGATCTTAGTTCCTTGATTACCTCTGGTGGGGACGAAGAAGTCCTCGTCTGCACTTAGTGGATTGTATCGAGCATCAACCGTTCCGTCATTACCATTGTAATACTTCTCTTTCTTGAACTTCTCTTTGACCTTCTCGATGAACATCTCAGCTTTCGTAGCTGGCATATTAGCAACGTCAATGTAGAAGATACGACGCTCAGGAGCGCGAGCAAGACGGTAGATAAGCATCGCATCTTCCATTAGTTTCAAGGAACGGAAGATACGAACAGCCAGCGCAGCCATGGACTTACCATATGGGTAGTATGCTGGGTCAGATGTTCTAAGTCTAAAGTGAACAATCTGGTTTCTATCTAAGGTAATGTACTTAGAGCTAGCCATGGTGTCAGCCACGCTGCCATAAGCTCTCCAATCATTTTCCTCAGGGATTTCCTGTAAGAAGTCGGTGAGATACCCGTATTCATTCTCAACACGAATGATGAAGTTTGGATTTAATACTTTAAGACGTTGTAGCCCCTTCTTCGGATTATTAATGTCAATAACAGTTTCGATAAAGCAGTCACCATACTTACAGGTGTTTCTAACAATATCCCAATAATCACGATCAAGTTGAATTTGACGGAAGCATTTGTTTACTTCGTCAACAATTAGCTGATTGTCAGCTAACACCGTCCATCTTTCATTTCGTAAATTCTTTTGAGTAGAATCGTCAGCGTAGATATCAAATGCAGTACCGATCTCTGGATAATCATCCATCTCTTCGTATTTGGTATATCTTTCTCTGCGATTGCGTTCTACTTCTGGAAGTTGTAGAGTGGCTCTGCTAAGAGACCCCATTGCTGGTAGAGCATCTGGTTTAACAGTATCAACATTCTGTACAGTATCACCAGCCAGCGTAGCCTGCGGGGTAGGGCCATCATCAGCTTGCTTCTTTACGTATGGGGCAGCTTTACTGGCAAAGAATCTTGCGAGGAATTGACCGAGACGACCTGATGGCCAAAAGTATGGACCTGTATTGCTGTCAGGGGTATTTGAGAATTTAGTGTTGCCGATGGCATCCTCATCCAACTTCTTTTTGTCTAATCTTTCATCAGCCATCTTATATCTTCCTCTAATTCTTGGTTAACTGCATCATGGAGAGTGGATCGTAACGGCTCAGGAGGTCTGTTTTGTTGTTCTTCTGGGACGCTATCTCTCATTTCTAAAGGACCACTGCCTGCTAATGTATGTAGTAAAAATACAGTGATGGCTAGGCTCATAATTAAATCATCATGTTTACCTTCATCAGCAGTGATCTTGCCATTATCGTCAACAATAAAAGTTAGAAGCTCCTCTACAGTTCGTTTAGAATTGATTTTAATAAAGTTATTTCTAATGTATTCTTCCATTCGAGCCAAAAGCTCCTCACGATTCCTCGTCGTGATTTGAATACCGAAATCATTTTTATCGTCAATCCACAAGTTGTCATATTCCATGACATTGAACATCCAGTCGATCAAGTTATTCCCAATCGTATTCCGTTCAATAATCACGGATGCATTATTATATAGATTAGCTTCGTTAGTTAAAATTTGAGCAAGTTCATTAATTGGAGTTTTGTTTGAATAAAACTCAGCCACCTGTTCTCCTGTGTAAGCGTTAAAAATGTGGAAAGCTGAGTTATCCCTCTCCCTTCCAAGACTAACATCCACACCAATCACATATTCATGTTCGGGCTGAGGATCTTTCCAAACACGCATTTTGTTATTATACTTAATCCAGTAGTCTTCGCTTTGCTCTTCAACAAGTCGTCTCAATAAATACCCCTCAAGATAAGTATCACCAGTTCCAAGGAACTCACACTCATATTCCTGAAGCCATTGCTTCAGTGGCATGTTTGCTTTTGTAGTAGCTTCCCACTTATCCACGCTGAGACCCTTTGCTTCCATCTCCTCATATAATTCCTCAAAGCCTTCCATGCGGTTGTATTCTGGGTGAGATTCCCAATTAATATCAATTGCATTAAAAGAATTCTCTTTAGCAAGGGCTTTATGGTAAACGTCATAATACCAGTTACCGATGCCATTGACGGTGGATAATACAAACGCTCGACCACCCGTGGAGATAATTGGATACACAGCGGCCCAGATCGTATCAATGTTTTCGATAAATGCTGCTTCGTCAATAATAAGCAGGGAGCCCGCTAACGAACGACCAGACTGTTTTCCAGAAGGACGAGATTTAATAGAAGAGCCAGTTGCAAGCTTCATCGTGTGTTTGTTATCCTCAACCATCTTTGGCTTGAGGAATACTGGCAACTCTTCATACATAATCTTGATACGATCAAGAACTTCTGTGGATTCTGCATCGCCCTTGGATAATATAACGACCTGTTTATGTTTCTGGAACACAATCATCCAGAGAGCGTAGGCAGCAGAAATGGTCGTACACCCCGCCTGTCGAAACTTCCGAAGAATATTAAATCGGTGTTCCTGCAAATTTTTTAAAATATCTTTTTGAAAAGGATATAACTTGAAGGGGACAAGACCCCGAACAGGGTGAGTAACTTTGATGTAGTTAGAGATAAAATATCCTGGGTCGGATTTACACCTTTTAAACTCTTCTACTAATTGTGCTTGCTCCATAATAATTTAAATGTCCTTACTATAATAGTTCATGAAGATCCACGCTGTAATTTGCACTAGAAGTTCTGACCTAACTCGTACTACACAAGAACTACTTGATACTTTATCTAGTTTTGGTGTAGAAACAAAAGTAATGGTTAATCAATCATCTATTTTTGATGCTTACAAAAAAGGGCTTACTAAATGTAATGCCGCAGGTAATGATATTGTTGTCTTCTGTCATGATGATATTGAGCTTCTAGATTCAAAGGCTGAGTTCATTGCAAAGCTAGCCGTTTGTGTAAATCCTAAAGTTGGTATAGTGGGTCCAGCAGGAACTACCCTTCTAGGCAGAGATGCTGTATGGTGGGATCACCAAAGATGGCAAGCTGGTCTTCATAGTGGTGCCGTATACCACAGAGACAAGGCTGGTACAACTTACCCGACTGAGTATGGTCCCCACAGGCAAGTTGTTGCTCTGGATGGTTTATTCTTAGCTGCAAGGAAAGATGTTTGGGAAGCTGTTGGTCTCTCCAAGCCAGAATTTTTTGAAGGTAAGTGGGACTTCTATGACATTTATTACACGACTAGAGCACATTCTCTAGGATACGAGAACCAAACCATTCCTCTCCAGATTATTCACCACTCCGCAGGAGAGTTGGTCGGTCGAGACTCTTGGTTCTTGAACAAATCAGCGTTTATTAACCGAATGGAGCTACCAATTCAATGCTAACATGGATACTCGTAAGCTTTGGCATTACATTTGCCATCACGCATGGCAAAATCTTTGAAGAACTTCGCAAAACTGCCGCAGATAAGCATGAAATTCTAGATGGACTTGTCCGATGCCCCATGTGCCTTGGCTTTTGGGTAGGGATGGCTCTCAGTTTGGCTTGGAAAAGTGTAACTGGATGCTTTTTTCTAGATGGCTTCTTATCCCTGTCAGGGTGTTGGCTACTTTTCGCAGTATCCTGGGCTTTAGCCCTACACGATGACAGGGTGTAGTCAACAACCGTTGCTACAGTGAGCCACTCTTGGGATCATAAATCGCTTCATTGGCATTTTATTACTTCCTTGTGGTGATATCAAACTTTTGATCGTAGACAACAGGCTTTTTGCCCTTCTTAAGCAGGCTAAATAAGCGTTTGGCGAGATAAACTCCCGCCTCATGGTCAGTCGGGTAGTGAACACCAGCCATAATCCTCCCTTGACCACACTCTTCGGCTGCTTTTACTAAGTTAGTTCGGTGCTCAGGATACTTTGAAGCATAAATCTCAGCAATCAAGCGAGACTGAGTAGAGTGACCACTTGGGTATGCTGGGGTTTTTGCAGTTTTGCACTTAATTAGATCAAGATCCATGGAATAGTAAGGAGCAATCTGCTCTGGACGAGGACGATTGAACTTATTTTTGATAGTTTTGATGATGACAGCACTCTGATTTAGGATATCATTGATAAACTCTTGGTCATACTCTAAGCCAAAGATATCCATGTATCGTTTGATCGCATATGCAGGATCGAAATCATGCTTCTTAACGCTTTTTGCCATACCATCGCCACGAAAAAAGGTTGCGGCCTGAACCATCAGAAGATCTTTTCCCGTTTCCAAACTCGAATTTGACGGGGGAGCAGGCAAAGATATAAATTCTGCTCCGTCCCGAAATAAGGTTATTTCGCCTTTGGGCTTTTTTAATCTTTTTGAGTAAACTAAATCGTCCACGGGGTCCATTCGTGTACCTCAATTAACAGTTCCACTTACGAAGAGCCTTGTTAATCCGCGAGTTTGGATCATTAGCAGTCTTCTTCGACGTAAGACGCTTCTTCATACCACCCATTCGAGAGCAGAACGACTTACGACGGTTAGCAGCTTTGCTGCCTTTCTTTAACTTCGAGGGTTTCGTAGTAACGGCAGTCTTGAGTTTGGAGCCTGGGTTCTTTCGACGATAAGCTTCGACTCCCTTTTTGGTGAGACCCCCAGCACGCGACTTGTGAACACCCATTTTCATCTTAGGCATAGTGCCTTTTCTTTCATCTACATCTTCCTCAGACTTGTTTCCCCAATTTTTGGCACCCGCCTTACGGCACTTAACTAAAGCACCAGAGGCATAAGCCGAAGGCCATACTTTGTAGCGAGACTTAACCTTGCTGTAGCAAGCATCTTTCTTTTCTTGAATTTGTTCTCTAGTTAGTTTCGACTTCATCTTTAAACCCTTTTTAGTAGATGGGGTGTTGATAGGAGAACCAGACCGTTCTGGGTTTGGATCATCCCTTCTTTTCTTCTTCACAGCAGAAGCTCTGCCCTTCTTACCAAGTGCAGCAGCCTTTTCCTTAGAGAAACACTTTGGCTTTGCTTCCCCTGGCTTACGCTCACCACACTTGCCAATCTTGTTTCCCTTGGAATCATAACGATCCCAACCGCCGCCTTGGAACCAGCCTTTTAATCCGCCCTTATCAGATCCTTCTTCTAGTTCGTCGTCTTCTTCCCCGATTTTTTTGCAAGATCCTGGTTGACCAGATACCTTGCCAGGGACTCTGCGATACCCAGGCCAGCATTTTTTTTCGGATAAACTTTTAATTCGGTTCGAGATAGACATTAAATACTCCTGCACTATTATATAGCGAAACAAACACGAGGAGATATAAAATGATTAAGGCCACTATTCAAAATCTGTCTACGTTCGAACGAGACCATTGGGTGACGGTTACGTTCCCATCGGAAAAAGTTCAAGACTTCGGAGTCGAATGTAGTTTTGTTACATCTATGGGAGATGTTTGGAGAGCAGTCAGAGGTAAGACCACTGGTGACAAGACCGTTTACAGAATTTTTGCTGTAATTGACGCACAGGATAGGGTAAGCGGTACTTTGGAAAATTCACCTTCGGCACCTATGGATGCTATTCCACCATTCAAGATCCACCCCTGGGTAATTGATGATCCCAAGGCACTATTCCCCTACCTGCACGGTATGGAGTCGGAGATTCTTTCTCCTCCACAACTGATTGAACAATCGCCTGCTCACATGAGATGGCACCTTAAGTTCAAGGTTCCAGAAAAAGGCTTGATTGTCGAGTGGTGGGCTGATATGCTACACAACGATCCTGTAATGCCGTGTAAGGGTAAGATTGTCTGGAGTGATCGTAATGATCCTGCTAACAACCGAACCTTTGAAGCTGGGGAATTACAGCTTGGTATCGGAGAATACTTTGTTCTTGATTTCGCCGCCCGCAAGGGGATGCAACCACCAATACAGTTAGATTCGCCGCGCAGCGGCGCGAAAATTTGGGTCAGCATCCTAAACGACAAGCCTATCACCCTTAATGATGGTGCAGGTATCCCAATTAGCTTAAACCTACTTGGCTATGCTAATCGGCCTATTGATACTTACAACAACAATGAAGTAGAAGATAAGACTTGGGTGAGAGATTCTATCTTTAATCTGCAAGCTGCTATGACGGGTGACATCTTTGGTGCATGTAACGAATGGAACCAGTATTGGTGTGCGGCTGGGAATATCCCACCAACCTACCCTGGACACATTGAAGACGCCCGTGCTGATTCAGAAGTCTTTAAGCAGCTAATGAGTCTCAACTTTGGACACTTCGAACCTATTGATATCGGTATCGGAAAGACGCCTGGGCAGACGGGTAAGCAGGAAGACTTTGGAGCTACTAAGGGGACCCACGTAGTCCTAAGTAACCAAATTGATTTTATTCCTGCCTATCAGTTCGTATCCTACTGCGAACTGTTCCGAGGTATCAATCACTATGAAAGTGATGGTACCAAGCTGAGAGCAGTTGATCACCCACAATGGGTAACTTGGAGTGGTAGAACTCACTGGCACAGTGGGGTATCTCCTGACAGGCTTGGAAAGCAAGGTGACGCGCCACCTGGAACTGGTTGGTGGGGCTATGATGACCAACACCGCAGCCAAAACAATTTCGCAGCGTATGCAATGCTTTCTGATGACCCATTAGTTGACGATCAGATGGAACACCAATACGAAACGGACAGAGCTTCTTATCGTATTAAATTCCCAACCTACGGTGCAGGCGCAGCCCGTGCTCAAGGCCGACAAGTTGGGTGTTGGTCGCAATTTGTAAGTCTGACTCATGATGAGAAGTGGAGAGATCTTATTGATCGTAGAGCACTACAATCTATGACGGTTGATTCCATGAATGTTATGGGACCCATGAAGGCTTTGGCTGTAATCGCTCCTGATGGCCGTAAACGCATCTACAGGAACGGAAAACTGGCTCCGACTGTATCCCTATGGGAACACGGTTTGGCCGCTGTGGGGCTCTACAAGGCGTATCAGCAGAAGCCTTCGGATACTCTGGCTAGAGTTCTGGACAAGGTATGCAATACTCTGATGGAGTTTGGATGGTTTGTTGAGAAGGGTAAGAGATACGTTGTTGGCGACATCATGTGGAATGAAGGCCAATCTGTTGATCTGAGACTGTCGAATGGTTGGGACGAAAATGGAACCAATCCGATGACTCAACAATTTGTTTACACCCAAGACGGTCGTGGCATCAATTCGTGGACTATGGCTGGTCTGAGAGTAGCTAGAGAATTCCTTGAAGTACATGACACCCAACTCAATGCTCTTTTGGATACCCCCGTGGGCGATCAAGAAGATGCCGAGTGGCGTGCCATTGAAAATAAGTAGGAGTCCCTACCTCAATAGGTACTGCATATATGGAGCAAGGGGGAGAGGAACGGAGTCCCATCGACGCGAAATCCTCCGGCGGCAAATGCCGTAAACCCTTGCTCCAAAAGCACTTACATCAATTTAAAAAAAACTCAAGTGCAATGCTTGACATGGCCGATAAAAGGTGTATAATAGAAGCATGAACGAGATCAGCAAGGTTATTACCACAGTCCTGGGCTTCGCTGCCTTCGGCTGGGCGTGGCTCTACGTCATGGGTGCGGCTGCGCTGTTCCTGGTCATCATGGCGAGCAAAAAAAAGCTCCGTAGTGCTTGACACATCCTCCTCTCTCTGATACGATCTACGTCATGTTCAAGACTGTTCTGTTCCTGTTCCTCGTTGTCCTGTTCAACGATTTCGTGGGCACGCTGCTCGCTGCCATTGGTGCGCTGATGGTCAAGGTGGGCGATGCGCTCACGGTCATCCCTAACATCTGGTAATATATGCTCAAGATCAAGCCTACGGGTCGCGGTGGCCTGCACATATACACGCGCAACGGTTACATTGTGTCGTGTCAAATGGGGCAAAGCACTTATAGCGATAACTACGAGACCTACGGCGAGATTGCGCCTACGTCTACTATGGAGGTCGCTATTTGGGAAGCTGATGGGGACTTCAATTCTGCCCGTATAATCAACGGCGATGAGATATGCCCCTATGTGCTCTGCTCTAATATGTTCGAGATTGTCGAGGCCGTAGAAGGCAACGATTGGGATCGTGTAGAGTTTCTTTGTGAGGATTCGACCAAGTGAGTAATACCATGGACGTAAAGACCATTCAAATGGCCTTGAAATTGTCAATCGCTAAGGACATCAAGGACGCAATGGTAACGATGAAGATCGACCACAAGCGTCACGCTGAGATGTTTTCGCTGCTGTCGCCTAATCTGGCTAAGATGCTCGTTGCTATCATGGACCTAAACATGGACAAGCGGCAAGCGGAGATGAACTAAAAAAAAGGCTTGATTTTCGGGCCGGGGCGCGAGCCCTAAATCCTTATGCGACAAACACTTACGACGATTTCAAAAAAACCAAGACAAGGGGCTTGCAATCCGTGGCCGCTTGCTGTATACTTGGGGACATGGAATTTGAATACGTTTGGGATAGCTCGATGGCGGACGCTGTGCCTATGGTCTGCCAGCAGTGCGGCTCTGGTCGCCTCTACTGGATCGGTGAAAACACCGCTCGCTGCACCTACTGCTGCGAGATCGAGATGCTGTAAAAAACAGCGTCTCCCCTCTTGACATTCCCCCCTCCCTTTGCTATAATAGCACCTCACCAATTACCAAGGATAACAATGGCTGAACGAAAGCAACGAACGCCTGCCGAGATCATCGCGGAGACCGAAGCCAAGCTGGCTCGTCTGCGTGTGCGTCAGGCCAAGCAGGACGCGAAGACCGATCCTGCTGTCGCTCCTCTTCTGGAGGAACTCGAAGGACTGCGGAAGGATATCCGCGAAGCCCGCAAGGGTCTGGGGGACGGTCCCCAATCCTTCAACGCCCGTATCACCAAGCACCGCGTGTGGATCGACAAGATCGAGCGCGAGCGCAGCGATGCGGAGGACACTCTGGCGAGCGCGGAGGCGCGTAAGTCGGAGATCGAGTCGCTGATCGCTGATACGATCAACGGCATCGTGGGAGCCGATTCGGTGTCGGTGACCGCCTAGTATGGCTGGGGGGCATTGTGCCCCCTGGCTTTCCCCTTACTGCTGAGAGACTGATTATGTTGGACAACATCACTAATATCGTGCGTTCAAACCAAAACGCGGTTATGATTCGAGTCGGTAACGGTAGCGCATCGAGCGCCATTTACACGATCTTCGACCTCAAGGAGCAGACGAACACCTACACGGGTTCGCTCAACGCTTGCAAGAAGGCGTGGAATCGGCACTACGCGAACTCTCGCCAGTTCGTGACGCCTAACGGTTCTAACCACCGTTACATGGGCGCGTGATGCGCCCCCCTCGTCAGAGCGAGGTAAAATAGGCTGTAAGCTCTGAGCGTCTCCGCTTGGCGGGGGGAAGCCGACGCAGACTCCTGAGGGTGACGACCTGGGGGAAAGCGTCTAGGGGAGCAAGGCCCCCGAATATATGATATAGTTCGCTCACAAGGCGTGCAGCCCTCTGATCGCGTGCTGATCAGAGGGTTTTTTTTGCTTTTTGCTGGATTTTCGCGCCGGGGCCGAAGGCCCTAAGTCCTTATGTGACAGGCACTTACAACTATTTGAAAAAAACAGAGACCACATGCTTGACAGCCTCGGCCAAGTGTGCTACAATATACAAGTCGAGCGTGAGAGACACGACGGCGCAAGGCTCGGACCTGTCGGCAAATGCCCACCCCCGAGATGAAAAAAACGATCTCTCACGCTTGACACACCCCAAAAATTTGGTATAATAGAACACATGAAGCAGTAGAGCGGCAAGTCCGAGTCAAGAGCCGCGACGACATAAATATCCCTCGGTGCAACCTGTTCGACGGTGCTCCCCAGCGACAGGCCAAGGACCACATGATGGGGGGAGCAACTTACTAGCAAAACAGGGAAAGTCCTCACTCCGCTAGTTCGTATAAGGAGGGGCAAACACTTACTAGCAAAACAGGGAAAGTCCTCACTCCGCTAGTTCGTATAAGGAGGGGCACAATCTTTGACATTCTGAACCCTGCGGGGGGACATACCACAAGTCCGACCTGCTGCCCAAAGCCTGGATATGATATCTGAACCAGGGGGAGGGGGGCAAACTGGCAGAGCCAGCCACCATACGGCTCGGTCAAGTCCCCGCAGGGTTCAATTTTTTTCTTGATTTTCGCGCCGGGGCGAAGCCCCTAAGTCCTTATGTGACAGGCACTTACGACGATTAAAAAAAACCAAAAATCCTCAAGTGTAGGGGTTGACAAGTCCGATATATGGTGTATAATAGAAGCATGAACAAGAGAGAGAAGCTCGAAGAGGTTGGCTCGATCATCCTGATCTGTCTGGTGATGATCCTTTTTTTCTTTGCCTGAGGCTTGCAATCCTCGAAACCTTCGTTTAGAATTCACGCATGAAGACTGATCTCATCTCTCGCGTTGCCGCTGACCGTGGCGTTGCCCGTGATCTCATCGCGGACGCTGTGCTGGACCTTTGCTCGGAAGACGAGACCTGGGGCTCTTGGGAGACCCGTATCGCTATCGAAGCCACGGCCCGTGTCTGGGGCTGCTCGGCTTGCGACATCTGGAAGGCTTACGTTGGAATTGTCCGCTAGGGCTTGACAGACTCCTGCTCATCGTTTAGAATCTAGCTATGACCTGCAACTGCTCTTGGGAAACTGTCTCCGTCAGCCGTCACTGGACGGTCATCATGTGCCGCGATTGCGGTGCAACTCGCAAGGTCTGCACTGCGGACTAGATATACCTATGAACATCGTCCTTCTCAACGCTCTTCTCGACATGGGTGTCGATCCCGAAACTGCTATCGAAGAGGCTTCCAAGTAATGCCAATCAATCATGAAGCGTGCCCCTGCTGTGGGGATCTTATTGTGGACTGCATCTGCGACGAGTGGATGGAGCGTATGGACGACCTGGAGTGGTTTGCACAATGACAGTATACAGATGTGAAAAGTGTGGTAGTCCACTGACTGCGAACAGATTCATGTTCGATATTACTATTTGTGAGACTTGTGAGATTGAATCACAAGGGGAAGACTAATGCACCCCGATGCAAACTTCTGGGTTGCGCTGAAAAACTGCGCCAAACTGTATTTTATTTGTTTCACGCTCGTCGCGCTGATCTATCTCCTTGTAACGTAAGGACTTAGGGTTCGGGGGCCGGGGCAAAAATCAAGCACAAAATAAAATATATTTCGAGAGGGTAGTGTTGACAGCATCGACCCGTTGTGGTATAATCTCACGCATGGAACTACTCACCCAAGAGATCAAGGCTCAACTTCCCAAGCTCTACGAGACCGACGGCGACGAGAACAAGCAGGTAGTCTGTAAGTTCTTCAACCCTATGGGTCGCGGGACTTGGTTCATCTGTGAAGGAGAGGAGCAGCCTTCTGGGGACTGGACGCTCTTCGGCCTGTGTGATCTCGGCTATGGTGCTGAGTGGGGCTACGTTTCGCTTGCGGAACTCGAATCTGTTTCTCTCCCGTTCGGTTTGGGCATCGAGCGGGATATCTACTTTCAGCCCAAGCCTGCTACGGAGGTCATGTGAACGTATCAATCGAAGAAAAGGACGGCGTGTCTACGCTCGTCATCCGCACGCCTGTCTCACTTCGCCCGTCGAAGTCTGGTAAGACTATGCTGGTCGCGTCTAGCGGTGGCAATGTCACCACCACGGCGATGGTCGAAGGCAAGCCCGTTACTGTGGGCCTGAACGCCTACATCCCCAAGGGCTAAAAGTTTCGGCCCCGATTTCTTGCTTTTTGCTTGATTTCGGGGCCGGGGCCGAAGGCCCTAAGTCCTTATGCTGCAACCACTTACGACGATTTAAAAAAATATAGAACACTTGCTTGCATTCTGGCCGTGGTGTGGTATAATAGAGGCATGAAGGTCATCTGCTACCAGTGCGGTCGTCTCTCCTACCTCGGTGGGCAGTTTGTGTGTGTCCGTTGCGAGGGGGAGTAATGAACGAGGAAGTGATGAACGAGCAGTATGCTCTGCGGTGGTGGCTCTGGTTCGAAGAAATGCGAGAATCGGAAGAATAACCGCTTGACATCTCCCCGCTGACCTGATACAATCCTACCTATGAAGTCTACCGATAAGTCTCCTGAGATTGACGCCTTCCTCACGGGCCTCACGGCTACCCGTTACAGCCGTCCTCTGTCCGTGCAGATGGGCGTGTGCGCTACCTGTGATGGTATCGCTGAGGAGTTCCGCGACGATCTCTCGCGCAAGGAATACACCATTAGCGGCATGTGCCAAGCATGTCAAGACAAAATCTGGGGGTAATACCATATGACAATGCGAACTGATATTCACAGCATCGAAGGCATCGAAGTCCGTATCTGCAAGTCGGATTGGGACGAATCGGGTTGGATGACCTTCACCTTTGATACCAAAAATTGGGGCGATAAGGAGGCACAGCGCAGCCCCAACGAAATCAACTTCTTCGTCAATGATGTGGAGAATTGTTTCGCTGTCCTGCGTGATCGTCTCGAAAGGGCTATCGTGGAGGCGCGTGAGAAGCACGCTCAAGACGTTGAAGAGCGTAAGGCGCGTGAGGCCGAGCGTGAGGCCGCTGATAAGGGGGACAGCTAATGGGACTCGACATGTATCTGCGTGTGCGTGTAGCTATGCCCTATAAGAGCGACGAACGCTTCGATAACGCCTACGGCTCCGATTGGAAGCTCTCCGAGCGCACCTATTCGGTATGCGAGTGGCGCAAGGCTAATGCAGTCCACAGGTGGTTTGTCGATAATGTGCAGGAAGGTCAGGACGATTGCGGTAGGTATCCTGTCAACCTTGAGAATCTAAAGAATCTTCGCTTCGCCTGTCAAAATGCGATGCGCGAATACGACGACGGCAATATCGAACATGCTGCGGGGTTCATGCCCACAACGTCGGGCTTCTTCTTTGGGTCTACGGAATATGACGATTACTATCGTGAAGATCTCAAGCGGACATATGATGCCTGCAATAATCTGATTAGGACTATAGAAAGTCCGAATCGTAATGAATGGCTCTCCGTCGAATATGAGTCGTCGTGGTAAGTCCTTGTAAACAAAGGACTTAGGGTCGCGGGGGCCGGGGCCGAAGGCCCTAAGTCCTTATTTCACAGACACTTACGTCATGTCAAGAAAAATCTATTTTTATTTTTCAGAGATTTCAGAGACCACACCCTTGACAATCCCGAGCCAGCCGCTATAATAGAACGCATGGACGAATACGATTTCTACGACGATTGCGACCGCTTCGAGCGGGACGACGACTACAACGTCTTCGAGGAGCGGCAACTCATCGAGGATGCCGTCATGGGTGAATACGAAGATGCGTATGATCCCTACGAGGACGACGGCTACCACTACGACGCTGAGATGTGGAGGGCGTCGGAGTGACGAATTACTGGCGGAAGTGGCTTGACAAGCTCACCGCCGTATGGTATAATGACACACCCGAACGGGGCGCGGGTAACGCCCCTCACACCAATCAGAGGAACGATATGCAGAACGAATTCGGTTTCAATCCTACCCAGGCCAAGATCCAGGGTCTCTCCGTCCAAGTGGGCGAACTGTTTGCCAAGCTCTACGCGGACAACTCGTCCGATGCGGCTACGGTGGACAACGCGCTGGAGGCTTACAAGTCTCTGCGCCGTATGCTCCCGCGTGATGCGACGGGCGTGCGCCACGTTGGGTCGCGTGCGGCCCACAAGGCAACCCAGGGGCTCGCTAGCTAGCGTCTGGGGATAGCGTGTGGCCCCTACGGGAAAAGGGGCACCTTTATGGGGGTGGTATGGTTTTGACGGGAAGGAAGACGCGCAAGCGACCTATCTCGGACGCGGGTTCGATTCCCGCCGCCTCCACCATTTTTTTTCTTGCTTTCT